CCATATTCTTGCTGAGTCTGACCATTCCAAAAGTGTTGACTACGACTTGAGAGCCGTATGATTCTTGGTTGCAAACCAAAAGAGCCTGATGCAAAGTGTCTAAATTGCAAAAGGTTCTCTTTGCCTAATCCAGTAAATGTCAAGAACTCCAAGGATAAGGCTTGTATTTATGTTCCTAAATCTTTACAGGTGAAGACATGAAAAAAAATAAAATTATTAAGTTTGCAGAAGCTACTGCTAATCATAGCACTCATGTAAATGGCGAAGATCATTACACATTTTATGGCGAACAACTTGAAGCATTTGTTAAGTTGATTGAGGAAAATGAGCGTGAGCAATGTGCAAAAGTGTGTGAAAAATTAAAAAAAGATATGACACCTATTGCTGCACTAAGTGCATGGGCTTGTGCAGTAATGATTAGAGCAAGGGGACAAGCATGACTGAATGGACAAAAGAGGAAGACGAAGCATTTAACGAGGTAGAAAAGCAATCTAATCTTGGTAAACAGATACTGAGAGAGATTGGTCAGCCTTACCACTTTGATGTGTATGTATCTCCATCACAGAGAAACCATGTGCTTGAGGAGGTAGCCAAAGAGTTTGACAAGATGAAAGCCTTTGGCACTACTGCTGAGAGTTTTGCTACTTTTGTAAGGAATATGAAACATGGGTAAAGGTTCAAGTCCAAGACCATTCAATGTAACAAATCAAGAATACGCAAATAGATGGGATGCCATTTTTGGCAGAGATAATGAGAAAAAGAACGAAGCGCAAAATCTGGAATCTACTGAATCCCATCAACCATGCCCTCGTGGGGGCAGCGATAACCCAGAGAGACAAGCTGGACAAACTAAGGATGCTTGAGTATTCCGCTTTAGAGGCCATCACTAAGGGTAATGGAACTGTCGCTGATTGGCGTACCTTGGTAGATGTTCTAAACCTATCTGAAATGATGGGAAAGAACGGAGTAGGCCCAGAGGTGCTACCTATCTGCCAAAAGGCTCAGGATAGCCTCCATAAAGCCGCTATGCGCTACCAAGAGACATTGAGTATGGGATTGGACGGAGAAGGAATTAAAGCCTGTAGAGATTTAATTGAATATGCTGATCTACAGCAAGGAAGTATCTCAAGAAGTGAGTTTGAGAGATACATTCAGAAAACAAAAGACTACATAAGATCGCATGGAGATAAAGTCGTTGAAATATCCTAAGTTCCCATATTTCCGTAGCACAACACATTTGAGGAATGTTGCTTCTTTGCCATGCCAATGGTGCGGTGTAGATGATGGATGCCAAGCGGCTCACTCAAACATGGCTCAACATGGAAAGGGTAGGGGAATCAAGGCTTCAGACGAGTACACGGCTGCACTATGCCAAACCTGCCATTTTCAGTTAGATCAGGGAAATAAGCTATCCAAACAAGAACGCCAAGATATGTGGACAGAAGCACATAAGCGGACATACAATAAACTCAAGTCATTAGGATTATGGCCTCCAGAAGTTCCGATGGCTTATTGAGTTGCCAAGGTTTTATAGAGGGTCTTGTACCCTCTATTTTTTCGTGGGATAATGGCTAAAACTCCATGAGGATTGCCATGACAGGCTTACTTGCACCACAGGCTGAAATTATTATTGAGATTGCTACCCAAGAAGGCGAGGGTATGATTTCCGCAGAGGAAAACGCCAAAACACGCAGTTTCTTGATGGAAAACTGGAATCTTGGCCCAGAAAAGACAGCACAGCCAAACATGGACTACTGGCGTACCCTATCGAAAGTATGGCGTATTGCACCAGAGCAAGCAAAGCGTAACCTATGCGCTAATTGCGAATACTTTAACGATAGCCCCGATATGTTGGCTAAGATGGAGTCAATCCCTGAAGACCAATTCGACAAAGATGGTGGCGGTCGTGGATGGTGTTCTAAGTGGGACTTTATTTGCCATAACCTGCGTACCTGCCAAGCATGGGAAAAGGGTGAGCAGCCAGAAGTAGAAGGCGAAGACTACGAAAATGGCGATATGATGGAATCTGAAGGAGAAGAAAATGGGAACGACTAACCAACAAGCGTTAGAGATGATGCAGAAGTTCTTTGAGAAAAAGAAACCTGCACCTAAGCCCATGCCTTTGCGTGGTGAGCGTACTGCTAAAAATGCACTAAATAAAACATCTAAAAAGGCTAAAAAATGATGGGTCTTTATGCCAATATCGCAGCCAAGAAAGAGCGAATCAAGGCGCAAAAGGTTGCTGGCAAGACTCCAGAGCGTATGCGTAAAGTTGGCTCGAAGGGTGCGCCAACTGCGGATGCGTTTAAGCAAGCGGCTAAGACTGCTAAAAAGAAATGATTAAACGAGGCTCAGAGCAGTTTTCTGGCTATAACAAACCTAAGAGAACTCCTAACCATCCAACCAAGTCTCACGCTGTTTTAGCGAAGTCTGGTGAGGATGTAAAGCTCATTCGTTTTGGTCAACAGGGCGTAAAAGGTTCTCCTGATGGTTCAGCAAGGAACGAAGCGTTCAAGGCTCGTCACGCTGAGAACATTGCCAAAGGTAAGATGAGTGCGGCATATTGGGCTAACAAGGTTAAATGGTGAAACTATGAAAACTCCTAAAATGAACAAAGCTGGCAAAGCTAAAATGGGCGCTGTCATGCACGAATTTGGCAAAGGCGAACTGCACTCTGGCAAGGGCGGTAAAGTCGTTAAGAATCCCAAACAGGCGGTTGCGATAGCAATTTCGGAAGCCGCCAAAAAAATGGGTCGCTACAAAGGTTAATCATGGCTGATTTTCTTAGAGAAACACCAATGCAAAACCCTATATTGGGGTTGTTGGCTGATCGTCTAAAGAAAGCACAAGAGTTTGGTGCAAAGCCATTCGGTTACGAGAATCCTCCTGTAGAGATGTTGATGAATCTCTTGGGCATCCCTGCTGTCCAACAGACAATGGAAAGAATGGCTTATGGCGAGCCATTGACTACTGGCAGAGGCATGACTACTAAACCTCGTCCTGAAGCGGTAGAGGCGGCTTTAACTGTTGCACCAGTAGCGGGGTTACTTGCTAAGACTACTAAGGGTTTACCAGTAGGTGCAAGTATTAAGAGTATTGATGATATTGTTGCAAAGTATCCTGATGTAACTATTGATGCAAGTGTTGGCAAAAAAGATATAAATCTAAGCCGCATTGTTGTGCCAAAAGAAATGCGTAACCAAGGCGTAGGTACGCAAGTAATGAGTGACTTGTCTGAATACGCAGATAGCATTGGAAAACGAATTACTCTTACTCCGTCAGATAGTTTTGGTGGAAGTGTTCCTAAGTTAAAGTCTTTTTACAAAGAACTTGGATTTGTAGAGAACAAAGGTAAAAACAAAGACTTTTCTACAAGAGAGACAATGTATAGAGAGCCTCAAGCGGTAGATGTACCTCCAAGTTATCCACAACAAGAAGCACTAGACACAGCCCAAAGAAACGCTGCTCTACCTATTGAAGAAGGAGGTCTAGGACTTCCTAAAGACAATACGCCTGAGATGAGGGCGGCTGCTATGAGCATGGAAAAGCGTGGATTCCATGAAACAGAAGGTAAAAACATAGAGCAAGGCTTACTTAATTTTGATACAAGGCGAGTAGGTGCTGCTGCTTCTGATGAGCAAACACCTTATGCAATGTTTATTAAACCATCTAGTCAAGGCATTGGCATTGCAAAAAATCAACCTGCTCAAATGCCTCTGTATGTAAAAAGTAATCTAACTGATGAAAATATATTAAGGTCATTTGATGATAGGGCACAGTTACAACAATACTTAAATCAATTCCCAGAAATAAAAGAAGCGACAAAAGCCGTTAGAGATTTAGACAATCAAATGGCTAATTACATGGAAGAATTGACTAAGAAAGCTGATGCTTTGGATGCCCAAGGAAAAACGGCAGAAGCTGACAAAATCTTAAACGCAATGGCTAATGACAGTCCATTGATGAAGCAATTTGATGAAAGATTAAATGAACTTTCTGCTGTTGCAAAAGAAAAGATTACTCAACATTTCCAAGAGCAAAACATTGGTACTGTTGGATTAATAAATGACCAAGGCGCATTTGGCAGAAAAACTATTACTGAAATGGTTTTAAATCCTGCTGAGAATGTAAGGTCTGCCTACGCAGCTTTTGACCCTTTTAGAAGAAATACAGAGACAGCATTAGCAAAGGGTGTTGCACCTCCAGACTTATTAGCTGGTGTGTTACCATTAGGACTACTAGCAGACGAAGATCAGCGTAAGAAGCTCTATGAACTTATGCCAAGTCTATTAGGCGAGTAATCACTAACTTAACCTTGACCAACCCTAGAGGAGTCAAACAACATGGTTGAAAAACAATCAAACATTTCAGGTCGTGGAGGCGCTAGAGAAGGCGCGGGAAGACCTAAAGGAAGCCTAGACAAAGGCAACGCTGTCATCAGAGAGATGATCTTAGAAGCACTAGAGGGTGCTGGCGGTGTTGCATATCTGATCGACAAGGCAGAGAGCCATCCACAGGCTTTCATGGGACTTATAGGTAAGGTCTTACCACTTCAGGTAACTGGAGAAGAAGGTAAAGACATTCAGATAAGTGTCCAATGGCAGAAGTAATCGAGATCGCCTACAGACCCAGAGAACAACAACTTGCTATCCATGACTTAATGGATGACAAGCGCTTTGGTGTTGTTGTAGCCCACAGGCGTATGGGCAAAACAGTCTCTGCTATCAACCATCTAATCAAGGATGCAGTCCTCAACCAAAAGGATGCCCCTAGATACGCTTATATAGCCCCTACATACGGACAAGCCAAACGAGTGGCATGGGACTACCTAGTCAAGTACGCAGAGCCTCTAGGCGGCACACAAAACATCACAGAGTTGCGAGTTGACTTCTGGGGTAGGCGTATCCAGTTATATGGCTCAGACAACCCAGAGACACTACGAGGTCAGTACTTTGATGGGGTAATCCTAGACGAGATTGGTGACCAAAACCCAAAGATTTGGACTGACATCGTTAGACCTGCACTAGCTGACAGAAAAGGCTGGTGCTTGTTCATTGGCACACCAAAGGGACACAACCACTTCAAAGAACTGCGAGACAGGGCTGAGAAAGAGGATGGATGGGGTTTACTAGAGTTCAAAGCCTCAGAGACAGGGGTAGTGGATGAGGTAGAGCTAAAGGCTGCTAAGAACGAGATGGGCGAGGATAAGTATCGCCAAGAGTTTGAGTGCTCTTTTGACGCAGCAGTAGAGGGTTCGTACTATGGACAAATCCTTAATGAGCTAGAAGAAAAGAAGCACATGCAAGAGATTCCAAGAGAGGAACTAAGCCGTACCTTTACTGCTTGGGACTTGGGTATGGGCGACTCTACATCTATCTGGGTGGCTCAATTGGTAGGTACTG